GTGGATCTTATACTTAACACTAATAGTTTCACTACTACTAGTGTTAATAAGTAAATTTATTAATACTACATATACCCTACTACTACGCTATGCTAGCTTAATAGTAGTAGCACTTTCATTATTTTTAATTGGTGCTAACTGGAATAATAATTACTGGTTGGTTAAGGTTAAACAAGTAGAGCTACAACTAGCACAAGCACAAGCACAAAGTGCTAGTGAGAATACTAAGGTTGTTGAGCGTATAGTTGTTCGTAGACAACTAGTTAAAGTTCGTGGTAATGATGTTATTAAGTATATAGATCGTGAAAAATTAGTAATAAACAAAGACTGCAAACTACCACAATCAGTTATAGACCTACACAATAGTGCTGCAAAAATTTCAGAGGAATCTCCATGAAATATTTATTAATACTATTACTACTTAGTGGCTGTACTACAACAGTTCCAGTAAAACCTAAATTTCCTGAAGCGCCTAAACAATTGTTAGAACAGTGTGTACCACTAAAGCTTGTTGCTAAAAATAGTGAATTAAGTGATTTTATTAAAGTAGTAGTAGAAAACTATCAACAATACTATATTTGTAGTGAAAATAATAGTGCATGGATACAGTGGTATCAGGCACAACAGCGTATTTTTAATGAGAGATAATAATGGAACTTAGTTTACATCAACTACAACAAATTATACCAAAAAATACTCATGTTGAGCAGTGGCACCAAGCACTTAGTAAACTATTACCACATTATGAAATAGATACACATTTACGATTAGCAGCATTTTTAGCACAGTGTGCACATGAGTCGGGTGGTTTTAGATATACCAGTGAAAATTTAAACTATCGCTGGCAAAGTTTACGCAAAACTTTTCCTAAGTATTTTCCTACTGATAGTTTGGCGCAGCAATATGAAAAGCAGCCTGAAAAGATTGCTAATCGTGTTTATGCTAATCGCATGGGTAATGGTAGTGAAAACAGTGGTGACGGCTGGCAGTTTCGTGGACGTGGATTGATACAGCTTACTGGCAAAAATAATTATACACTATTTGCTAATAGTTTAAATATTGATCTAGAAACTACTGTTAGTTATCTAGAAACTTTTGAGGGTAGTGTTGAAAGTGCTTGTTGGTTTTGGCAAACGAATAATCTTAATTATTGGGCTGATATTCAAGATATGGTTACACTAACTAAAAAAATTAATGGAGGCACTATAGGCTTACAAGATCGTATCGAACACTATAATCATTGTTTAGAAATACTAGAGACAGTATAATGTACTTTTTTAAAAGCATGTTGCAAGATGGAGACAATGGAACTTGGAGTAGTAAACGTATAATTACTTTTCTTGCTTTTATTTTTTGTAGTATAGCTTTTTTTGCTAATATGTTTTTTGGTTATGATGTTAAACAGTATATGTTTGAAGGCATGATGATGGTTGCTATAGCTGGACTTGGTGTTACTGTAACTGAGAAATTTGCAACTAATCGATCCTATAGTAGTAAAACTTATGGCGGTAAACCACTACCTAAACAGGAGGATAGAGAACTATAATCTTATATGTAACTTTAACTAACTTTAGGTAACTGTTATGGGTAAAAATAGCTCTAAAAAACAGCGAAATTTAGTTCCTGTAGATTCTAGTTTTACAAGTATAAAACCACTTAACTATATTCAAGGTGAATATTTACGTGCAATACATGAAAATGATATTATTTTTGGTATAGGCAGCGCTGGAACCGGCAAAACTTTTATAGCTGCTAGTTATGCTGCTGGCGAACTCTATTACAAACGTATATCAAAAATTATATTAACAAGACCTAATATAGAAACTGGTCGTAGCTTAGGATTTTTACCTGGCACACTAGATGAAAAATATGCTCCATATCTAGAACCATTTAATGATATTTTTACTCGTAGTTTAGGTAATAGTTTTTATGAATACTGTCTTAGTAAAGGAGACATAGAACCTAAACCGTTAGGATTTATGCGAGGCGTTACATTTGACAACTGTATAGTACTCTTAGATGAAGCTCAAAATGCTAGTACTGGTGAGCTAAAAATGATCTTGAGTAGAATAGGTAAAAACTGTAAAATAATAGTTAGTGGAGATGAAACTCAAAGCGATATCTACAACAGTGGCTTAGAGGATGCTGTTAAACGATTACAACATATTAGAGGCGTAGAGGTAGTTAGATTTATGGATAATGATATAGTTCGTAGTAGATTATGTAAAGATATTATAATGGCTTATAAGGATTAAATATGGCAACAACATACAAACCTACTAGTGGCATGGCAAGTGCCGCTAGACGAGCACTTAAGTGGAAAAGTGAAGGTAAAGCTGGAGGTACACTTGTTGGCTTAGCCAGAGCTAATCAACTAAAAGACCGCGAGCCCTTATCAGCTAGTACTGTGCTACGCATGTACAGCTTTTTTAGTCGTCATGAAGTAGATAAGCGTGCAACTGGATTTAATAGTGGCGAAGAAGGATTTCCTAGTAAAGGTCGTGTAGCTTGGGATCTTTGGGGAGGTGATGGTGGTTATACATGGAGTAGTGCAAAACGAGATCAAATTATGCGTGATCGTGAAGGAAAAGCACTACAATTAGTTAAACTAGCTAAAAAAGGCATAGTACCACATACAGACAGAATGATTATTGCACAAGTACTAGAAGATTATGCTAATAATAATATTAGCCAAGAACTAGAAGCTTTTGGTCAATTTATGTATCATGCTGAACTGTTACGTAATGATCACTTAGACGTATACTTATTTGATCTACACATGGTAGATCAACCTTATCGTGATATACTAGTTGATATATTTGGTCAACTACATGATATGAGTCAACCAAACATAGTAGATGATGAAGATAGTATGCTAGATACACCACTATAAAAAAAAAAGCCCGCTAGTGCGGGCTTTTTTTATTTTTCAGTATTTAACTGATTATTATACTGTTGATGTATTTTATTTATAATAGGAACTGCATATTTTGTAGTTACTTCTTGCAAGCCTGTAATTATGTGATTGATTTCTGTAATTGAAAATGTAAATACATATTCTCTATTTGTTTCATTTTCTTCATTCATTTTACTGGACAAACTCCACTTATACACTCATCGTCTAGTAATTCATCAAAACTATTAGCCGACTCAATGTTGATAGGTTTTAAGTTGTATACATAGTCTTTATAAGTTTTTTCATCCACAACTTCTTGTGGTAAATATAAGTAGCCTAAATCTTGTGCAGTTTTAGTAGGATCAGTTCTGTAGATAAAACTTACACCTACATAACAATCCCAGTTATTTAACAACCAGTTTACAATCTCACACACTTCACTAGGATCATAACTAATTGTTACTGACGTATTTTGCTGCGTCCAACTTGTCTGTAATAGCTTATACCTTTCTAGTTGATAAACAGCGCTTTCAAGGTTAACCTCTTTTCCAGCCTCTTTATGGAACGGTACATCTTTCCACTCTACTGGAAAGGTTACTAACACACCGGTTGGATCTGTAGGATGATTAATTACCTTATAACCACTATCTCGTAATAGTGGAATCATTGGGTCATAAGTACTAAACTGTACATTGTTGAAAATGTACTTGCCTAGCGGCTTGTGTACACCTTCAGTACAATCCATAATTTTTGATAATGTTCCACTGGGCTTGATGCAAGTAACATTTTTAGGACGTGGTAAGCCTAATTCATCTGCCATACTTATAGCTGCGCTTGTTGCAGTACGCTTTAAATATTCATAGTCGTAACTAGTCATATCAGGACGCATTGCAATGCCTGTTAGACCAACCCCGCAGAGACGTAGGAAATAGTTGTTAAGGTGCCAAGCCTCTTGTAAGATCCCGTCTTTAAGATTAACACAGGTCTGACGATAATTAGCCCTGGCAGCCAATCTGATTGCATCGTGTAATCCCGCGGTGTCACCTTTAAACTTGGAGATGTCTGTTTCTGTAAGATTACAAAAGCTTTTGTTACCTAGTAAAATTTCAACACAGGGATTTGCTCCTTTAAACCACGGAGCGCGTCTTAATGCTTCTTGCTCATTAATAAACCCTGGTTCGCTGCCACCAGCTTCTAGCATAAGATTAAATATTTCTTTTAATTCTTCTTTACTAGGTTTTTCTTTAAACACTAAACTGTTATTAGATTGTTGACGATGTTCACGATTATACAACCAAAAATCTTTTTTAGCTATTGCAAATTCTTGCCATTCCGGCTGACCATAGTCAAAAAGAGCGATTTCAGCACTTCTACGACTGGATAAGATCGTTCCAAGATGATTAATAATGTCAAGAATATCCATTCTAGTAAGAAGGCTATCAGCCCGACCATTAAGTATATTTGCAATTGCTACATAAGCTTTTGAAATAGCACTATCACCGCTTGAAATCCATCCATATCCTTTTAACCTTTCTCCAGCTGGTCTTAGTTGACTAAAATCAAGTACAAGAGTAGTAGCAGGATACTTGCCCGCAAGAAGCTTTCCAATAGACTTGGCCCATGCTTCTGCACTGTCTCCAACCTGAATTGTCCAAGTTTTTGTTGTTGGATCCCAAGTTTCAACATTGTACTCAAGTCCTCCCTTAGCTGTTCGTTGACTCTTAACAACTTGAATATTTTTAATTGGTTTTGAGAATCCATTTAGTGTGCCTACAATAGGTTTGAAGCCCACACCACAGCCTTGAAGCAGTAACCATAAGCAATCAACTACATCATATACTGTTTCTACTTGTGTAAAACTACAATTAAATTGACTGGCTTCTCTAGTTTGTGCTACTGTAGTACCACCTAGCCAAAGTGTACGTCCAGCCATTAATACTTTGCGCTCTAGCATTAGCTGCTCTAGCTTGTCTAATTCCTCTACTTCATGGAAATAGAGCTGACGTCCTGCTGCTCGCTCCCATAACCAGTGTTGATGATTTTTAACTCGCCTAACAGTTTGTTGCCAGTTTTCAAATTGTTTACCATCATCACTAGTAGGACGATTATAAGTTCGTCTAGTAATTACTTGTGCGCGTGTGCTTACTTGCATAATTTCTCCTATTGTCCGGTACTGCCAAATCCTCCAGTACCACGTTTTGTATCATTCCAGCTGTCAACAAAATCACAAATAATGATGGGAATAATTACCAGTTGTGCAATTCTATCGCCAATATTAATTTCATACTTGTCATCGCTAATATTTTTTAGTGCTACTTTTATATTTCCACGATAATCACTGTCAATAACGCCTACTGAATTAAGTAAAATAATTCCCTTTTTACCTTGTCCCGATCTGTTAAATACGAACCCGGCGAAGCCTTCTGGAATTTTTACCGCTACACCAGTATCAACAAGTTTTGTTTCATTTGGATAAATATCTAAATTTTCGGTACTGCGTAGGTCAGCACCAGCATCAGTAGGATTGGATCGTTTTGGTAAGTAGGCTGCGTTATCTACTCTACACTCTACTACTTGTTGTACTTTGCAATCGTGACTACTATCATAGCTACGATTAATATTCATAAATTCTGTTGTTTTATTTACTTTAAGCATAATTCTAATGTTTTGTCAATTTGTTTACAATTTTCAGTACCTATTGCATCACTACAATAGGTTACTAAATCCATTAATTGATAGTTAAGCTCTAGTTGTTGTTTTGACTGATTAATTGCTTCTATATATTTATAGCGACCACTTATAGGTATACTATTAATAATATCCCAGGTAGTACCATATTCTTCAACAAGTTGCTGAGCACGTTTAGGTCCAATGCCAGGCACACCAGGGACATTATCACCACTATCGCCCATAAGACATTTAACATGAACATATTGTTCTGGTTCAAAGTTATAATGATCTGACCAAGATTCCCATGTAGTTTCTTTGCGAGTAACATAGCTAAATCTAGATACTCCTGGCTTGATTAGTAAATCCCAATCTTTATCACTTGACATTAGCCAAATTTGATCGACAAATAGTTTGCGTTTTTTATTTACTATATATGCAGCAATATCATCTGCTTCTACGCCAGGAAACCTTAATACTGTATAATGCTCTTGCAGTAGTT